GGCCAAGGCAATGTCTCGTTTACCTAACATCATGCAACCACCATGAACACAGCGGGGTTGTGCCACTCAGTGTAGGCTTTGAACTTATCCAGGATTTTTACGATGTCGAGTTTGACTCCGAAGTCGTCCAAGATGTCTTTCATCCAAGGGTCTTCCCAGCCGTAATAGTCACCAGCAGTTCCAACCTCGTCTCCACACCAGACCTCGCAGTTCAACGCCAGGTCGCCCTCTCGGCCCCAGTCCGTCATCACTGCTTTTTCGTACCCGGCCTCGACCAGGGCAGCGATAATCTTTGCTCGTTTTTTGATATCCATTACTTTTCCCTCCAGTTAAACCAATCGAATCACTTCGCCAGCTTTGGCTTTGTCGAACATCTTGTCCGCAGCAGCATCATCGCCAGCCATCTTTGCTTCTAACACGCTCTTGTATCCGTAGTCGTAGAACTCCCAGAACCGATCCAAAGTCAACGCTTTCCAGGCGCATGGCTCGCGGAAGCTCGCATCCAACACGCCATACTTGGCAGCGTATTCTTTGGCAGCAGCCATGACGTCATCGCTGTACCGTGGAGTCACGAACACATAGTCACAGTGCGGCTTGTTGAAATCGTAGCCTGGCTTGATCTCGTAGATGTCTTCCATGCCGTTGAAGTTGCCGCACTCGTAGTTGGCAGCCATTGCCTTTGCTGCTGCGTACTCAGCAGGGCGCGGATTCTCAATGTCAATCTTGACGCTGCAGCCACCAGCGTAGTATTCGCTGCGACTCCAGGTCACCTTCAAGCCAAGCTCTTTTTTGAACCGGGCTTTCAACTCTTTGGCAACCATCGCTGCCGGACTCATCGCTTTTTTCATCATGTTTTCTCCTATAACCAGGTTTTCTTATCTCATATTTGACCAGGTTGGTCAATAGCTATTTTGGTTTTAATGCATTGCGAGCGATCCTGGCTGCGACTCGACAATCATCGACAGTGCGCACCAGGTGTGAGAGATGCTCGTCCAGGAACTCAGCGCTGCCATTGTTCTCTTCGTTCCAGGGAAATAAATCAGCTGCTACCAGGTCCAGCTTTTTGATGGACCGATCCAGGGCAGGTAGTGCGGCAGCTACGCGCTTGGCGCGCAGCTCTTTGGCGAAGTCAATCAGATCAGGCATCCTTCGACTCCTCCTCCGGGAAAAACATGCCAGGATCAGCTTCTACGATCTCGACAGTGCCGATCACGATACACTCCAGCTTTTCCTTGCACTCGTTTGCTTCCTCCAGGCTATCGACATAGCCCAGAGAGCAACCAGCAACTCGAATTTCGTATGATGTTGTCATGCCCAGTTCTCCTCTTTGACATTGCGCTCGTAGTATTCGATGTCGTCTTTGAAGTGCTTAAGCAGCGCATCCGCTAGCTCATTCCAGTTGACCAGCTTGTGGTAGCAAGCCTTGTAAAGGATCTCGTGAACGACAGCTAACCAGGGCAGCTTCTCGTAGCCATAGCGATCCTTGGCTTCCTCGCACCAGGCAAGCATTGCTTTCTCCAGGGCATGGCTGACTCGGTAGCTTGCAGCCATGCGTGGGAAGTTTTCCAGGGGATGGCGATCAGCTGCAGCTTCGATCACCACAGTACGCACTCGATCAATCAGCGGGTCATAGATGCCGTCGTTGTCACAGATCAGCATCCCCAGGATGTTACGTTCTAGGTCAGTCATACTTCCTCCATCGGAATCAGGTTGAATTTGTCGACGCCTCGCTCGTAGATGTTGCAGTCGAAGTCATACTTCGCTGCGATCTTCTCAGCCATACGCCTGGTTGTTGCAGCACCAATGGTGCGCTCGGTGGGAGCCAGGCTCGCCTCAGTGATGACGAACTTGGGAACAGGTGCTTTACGCTTTGGCATGGTTACCCTCCAGTTTGATGATTTCTTCCAGGGCTTTGAGCGCATCAGTGCAAGCAGCAGCTGCTTCTTTCTCTCGGCCAGTGTTCAGCATCAGCAGCATGAACTTGATCTTGAACTCGGCGCGCCTGGCTGCAGCAGCAGCCTCGATAATCGCCAGCTTTTCGGTTACTTCAGCAACAGTCATCAGTGTCCTCCTCAGAACATATCCAAAGTTTTGTCATCCATTCGAATCTTGAATGGCATTTCCCGAGCAAACATCGCAACCCGATCACGCATTTCTTCGGGAGCATTGCGGTGGAGCGCTTCGCAGATCTTGCGAGCAGCGCGCCATTTGCCGTGGCGGTTGTAATGCCTGGCTAACTCGATCAACTTCTCAAACTCTTTCACGTTACCCTCCATACCGAGCAGCAAAGCGGCAGCAGCCGCAGTAAATTTCGTAGGCGCTCAATTCGTAGGCCCACTCAGTCATCAACTCTTCCCGAGCGGCCAAGTCATCCAAGCCTTCGATCATGCGGATCAACCGTTCCATCTCATCGCAACCGCAATCCACATCACCGAAGCCCAAGGCAACAATGGCGTCACGAGCAGCGCTCTCGCTGTCGATCCGAACCTGAAAACTTTCAAACCCGAACACCATCTCAAACCTCCAAAATTACAAACACATTTGTCTTATCTCATATGTGACCAAATTGGTCAATACCTTATGTCAAAAAAAGTTTGGTACAGTACGCAGCAAGGCGTTTGGGAGAAGATGCAATGCCCAGGAGACCAAGAGTTACAAAGCAGCAGTTCAAGACGATTTGCGAACAGCTGGCAGAAGGGCGCAGCTTGATGAAGATCTGTGGCCAGGACGAAACGCTTCCTTCCTGGCGCACAGTGCTGCGACATATCCAGGAAGATGATGAAGCTCACGATGAGTATCGGAAAGCCAGGGCGATCCAGGCAGAGATGCTGCGCGACGAGATCATTGAGATCATCGAAGCTCCGCTACCGGACGATCCAAAGCTTGCCCAGGCTGAAGTCGGAAGGCGACGCCTGGAGGTTGAACAGAAAGATAAGTACGTTAGGCAGCTGCAGCCACTCGGTATTCGGAACAAGGCAGCTGACCAGGACTCGAAGGTCCAGGGAACAATTACGCTGAAATGGGGCGAGGAGTGACAAGCCAGGTACATATAAGGTACAGCGCAGCCTGGCAGCTTTTAGCGCTGAGACGCACAGAGAAGCTCCAGGAGCAATGCTTAGCAGTGTGGCTAAGTAACCAGGCATGGCGCTGGATTCAGACCGATGCTGCGCTTTATATAAAGGAATGGATTAACCTGGCATTGCTGCTGTTGATCGACCGAATGAGCGCAGTGTGGCAGTGTTCGCGCGCACGAAGCCTGGTGAATCCTGGCGAAACCAGGCGGAGCCAGGTCGTTTGTCGCATAACGGGTATTATGTTAAATGCTGACCAGGCGGTTTTTCTGGAATCCGGACCCCTACCCACCCCAAAAACCAGTGTGCCGCTGTCATGCTGTAATATAGGGGTTAGGGAGTGTCTTGCATCGTGACTGAGATCCGCATCCCCTACACACCAAGGTCTATGCAAGCTGACTTGCACAAGCAGCTCTCTGTGAAGCGCTGGGGCGTTGTGGTGTGCCATCGTCGCTTTGGCAAGACAGTCATGGCGATTAACCATTTGCTGCGCGATGCAATCCTCAGTGACAAAACGAATCCACGGTATGCGTACATTGCACCTACTTATCGCCAGGCAAAGAACGTCGCCTGGGATTATTTGAAGCAGTTTGCGGGTGCAATCCCGATGGTTAGGTTCCACGAGACTGAATTACGTTGTGATCTACCAAATGGCAGCAGGATTCAGTTACTCGGTGCAGAGAACCCAGATAGCCTACGGGGAATCTACCTGGATGGTGCAGTCCTGGACGAAATGGCGGATATGCCAGAAAGTTTGTTCCCAGAAGTCATCAGACCAGCTCTGTCGGACCGGAAGGGTTGGGCGTTGTTCATCGGTACGCCAAAGGGTCATAACGCTTTCTACGAGCTGTTTGAGGCTGCCCAGGCACAAGATGATTGGTACACCAAGGTATATAAGGCGAGTGAGACTGGAATCCTGGACGACGAGGAATTAGGTGCAGCCAGGGCGATGATGTCGCCAGATCAGTTTGAGCAAGAGTTTGAGTGTTCCTGGGTTGCCAATGTGCCAGGTGCAATTTACGGGAAGGAGCTGCAAG